ACAATTGCAAGCACAAATTAATTCTTTGTCCAAGCAATTATCAGATGCTAATTCAGTAATTGCTGCAAATAAAATTGCAGCAGATGCAGCAGCAGCAGCAAAAGTTATTGCTGATGCAGCAGTAATTAAGGAAAAGGCTGACTATAATAAGTTAGCTACAGCCTGGAATAAGGCATTTCCTAAAAAGAAGGTTGCTTTAAAGAAGTAAATTCTTTATATTAAAGGGGCAAGGGAAACCTTGCCCTTTTTTTATATTAATGATAGAATATACATGTGGAATATATTGAAGATCAAATAAGAGAAAAAATATTAAACGAAATTAAATATTTAGAGTTACCATATGAGTGGAAACCTAATGAAGTAATAAATTATATATATAATAAATTAAGTAGAGGAAATAATGGATAGCAAAAAAAGAAGTGCTTATAAATCAATAACATGGCCAGCAGTACATATTTTATTTGTTGGTACAATGGTATACTTTTTTGAAAAATTAATTACTGGTGAAGCTCATTGGGAGTATGCTGGTGCATTTGCAATAGTATATACTGGGTGTGAAATGATTGGTTATTTTTTACATGAAAGAGTCTGGGCTAAGTTTGGTAAAAAAATTAAATAAATAATATGGAAAAAACCTGCGAAAAAGACAAATGTAGCAATAAAGCAACTAGGATAATTAAAGATTTAAACATATATTCATGGGTTTGTGAGTCCTGCTATGGTAAATATAGGTCTTAAATCTATAAATGCTATAATATAGGGATAGATGGACTTCTAGACCCATCTAAATACAACCTATAGGAGAAATAAAATGTCAGACGGAAAAAATTTAACAGGCTTCAATGAAGCTAAGCCAGCAGGATCTTCACCATGGGCTACAGAGTCATACACAGAAGCACCAAAGGCAGCATTCCCATCAACAGATAAGTCAGCACAAGATGGCGCTGGATTAAACAACGGCGGTAAGTAATAATGTGTTACGAATGCGGTTGCGAATCAGTAGGTAGCGAAACAGGAATTGTTTCTGCCCCTATGTTAGATGTAACAAGAGATGGAGAGGCTGGATTAACATTAAACATGACAGCAACTCCAGAACAAAGAACGTCATTTATTAATGAGTGATAATGGAACTGGAATGCAAACTCCACCAAATAATGAACCTGCTGGAGCAGTAACTTCTCAAGAAGCTACTCGAAAAAATCCAAATCAAGGTAAATTTAGATCTGGAATTGCAAATCAAAGATCAATGACAAGAATTGATCGTAACAAACATGGCATCCGTAGAGAAACAAATCTTGGAGCCAAAAAAACAGGTAGACCAAAGAAGGTCTAATAATGTGTTCGTCTACATCAATATCTAGTTCTTCGGATCTAGATATTGATGTATTAAATACCATAGATGATCAAATTGATAGGGCCGAAGGAACTGGATTAATATGATAGAGATAGTGCACAGGCCAGACATTGTTGAGTATAGAAATGTATTTACAAAAGAAGACTGTGATTATATAATTTCATATTGGAATAGTTTAGACGACTGGATGCTTTCTTGTTTTTATAATATGTATACAATTGCTGGAAGTAAGCCACATACTAAAGAAGGCGGAGAATCTTTAAGTAAATTTAAAACAGTTTCACAAAATTTAGCCGAAAAAGTATTTAATAGAAAATTAAAACAAATCAGTGTAAGCTCTCATATGTGGAAACCAGGAGCATTTGCAGCAGATCATGCAGATAATGCTGAGCTAGATGGCACTCCAAATGCATGGATTGAAAATAAACTAGTTACAATGATTTATTTAAATGATGATTTCGAAGGTGGCAATCTTACATTTAGAGATCATAGATTAGCTTTTAAACCACAAATTGGAAGCGTAATTGTTTTTGATGTTGGGATAAATAATGTACATGCAGTTACTGAAGTTACCTCTGGCACCAGATATACCATGATGGCTTCATATGATTATGCAGATAGTGTTTATGATATAGATTATAAAAAGATTAAACAAGAAAGCGAAGAATCTAGAAAAAAACTACAAGAAGAGTGGTCGAGAGGTATTATAATGCCGAAAAGTTCGGCTACCAAATATACTCCAATAAATTAATATGCATACAATAAAAGTTATAGAGTTTCCTGGATACGAAGAATTAAAAAATAATTTTAGTATATATAAAGATATATTTATCAACGATGCAATAATTGCTTTTAGAAATGCAAATTTAGATTATGATATGCAAGCTAAAGTAATGCATTTATTTGGAGATAATTTAAACTGGTATCCTAACTCCTTAAACTCAAATCCCTCTGATTACATTGAAGATCATCATAAACATATGGACAGCAATAATATTGTTGAAAAGGATTCTATTATGTTAGGTTGGCATCAAGAGCATATAGCTCAAGAGCATAACCCCTACGTAAGTGGAGTATGGAATATGACATTGTTTAAATGTAACCCAGAAACAGGAAAAACCTATTTTATCGATATGTCAAGGGTATTTAATATGTTTAATGATGAAGATAGAGAGTTTATGCTAAACTGTAAAGTAAATATAATTAATTACAGATGGTTTAAAGATAAAGCCTACTATTACTATATCCCAGAAAAAAATAAATTAAACAATAAAGATGAAGATGTAGTTTATAGTTTAGTTTCAGAACATTGGTTAACTAAAGAAAAAACTATAAGAACATATTTATCTCGTGATGAAACTACTGAACTTTATAAATTTAAAGATAAAGATCCTTCTGAAAATGATATTAAAAAATATATAGAAATTTCTAAAAAAATAAATGATATTGTAAATAATAATGAAGATGTAAGAATGCAACATATTTGGCAACAGGGAGACCTACTAATTCCAGATTTATTTAAATTAGCACACGCTGTAAGTGGTGGTTTTGATAAAGATCAAAGAAGATTAGACGGAATGTTTGGTACATTAAAACCTTGGCCAGTTAAACCAAACTAATAATTAATAGAATAATTTGGATCTTTTGTTAGCCACATAAGCATTGCATATCTGTCGCTAGATATTTTTTGTATAGCATGATCATTATTTACGCCCAAAGAAGGCCAACAAACTAAGTCTCCACATTTTGGTTGGTAGGTAAAAGATAATCTTGGAAACCAAAGTTCACCATCTTTAAATATATCATTTAAATAAATACCAGCACTATATGCAAAATGTGTATTTTTTCCTTGATCGTCATCATTATGTAATCCAAGATTTGACCCATCTTCTTGTTTAGCTAACCAAAAAGAGCTAATGTATAAATCAGAATTATCATTAAACTTTATTTTAATCTCATTAATTGTTTTTTTAAAATATTTTATTATTAATTCTCTATTTTCTTGTATATTAAAATTAGTGCTAGACAGATGATGATTATCTTTGCCAAAAGTTAATATATGATATTTATTGTCTTGAAAGGATTGAAATTTATTTAGATTAGAGTCTATATAATTTATTAATATTTCTGCCTCTGACTTGTCCATGAATTTATTTGATATTTTTATGTCCATAGTGTTATTGTATCATTTATGGTATAATTTTATAATATGAGAAAGCTACTAGACGGCACAGAAACAGAAGCTTATGAAAATCCAGTTGATTTAATAATACACACAAAGGCACCAGGAAAATGGAAATTAATTGATATGGAAACTGGGCAGGAATATGTTGGTTCTCCACATCCCACTAAATATGGAATTTGGATTAGAATTAAAGACAGGATAAATTAATAATGGAATATAATCTTGATTTGACGACAATTGAGGGAGATCTTCAATATATTGATAATTTTTTAACACAAGAAGAATTAGATTTTTTTAAGCCATATATGGAAGACCATCAGGGATGGTATACGACTATGCGCTCCCCATATAAAAATATTTTAAATAAATTCATTTCATTTAATATGGAAAGAAGGTCAGACGGTAGCACTGGTGTTCCAACTAATGAGCCATCTATAAATCACGAAATTTTTCATAAGCCAATGGGGATATACGACAGATTATTTAAGGTTATGCCACCAACATACAGACCACACAACGCTCTTCAGACATTTAAATATTGCACAGATGAAGAAATTGAAAGAGATTTAAATGAAAGAGAAAAAAATGAATTAACACAAAATGGAACAATACCTTTAGATATAAGTAAGGTAGACTGGGCTATGAATTGGCACAGTGAGTTTGGTGATGGAAGCACAGTCCCTCCATTTAACAGGTCTTTGTCTATTTATTTAAATGATGATTTTGAGGGTGGAATTTTAGAATTTAAACATAAGCCATATAAAATTAAACCAAAGGCTGGCATGCTAGTCCTAGTTCCAGTAACAAAAGAATTTACACATAGGGTAACCAAAATAACTTCTGGTAATTGGAGACATACCCTATATGGTGCTTCATGGAATGAAGATTTTCCTCCACAGAGCACAGAAGAAACCTGTTAATATTTATTGACTAAACTAGCACATATATTGTATAATAAGTAACTAATGACAAATAATCATGAAGTAAACTGTATGTGCACAGCGTGTAACTCTTATCACGCTGGATATTCTGTTGGCAAATGGTCAGATGATGATGATTGGCACCCTATAATTCCATTTAGAGGGAAAATAAGATGATCAAATTTAGAAGTCCAATATATTGGGAATATAAATTTAACGGTTCAGTAAATAAGCTTTGCTATACATGTGGTATTAGATATACAACTACATTTAAAAAAATAGAACAAAAAAAAGATAGATGTCCTGTTTGCACGTATAATGAGTCAGAATAATGAAAGAGTTTGACGCATATTGTAAATATTGTGAAATGGTTGTAAGGGGTAAAACCACAGCCATCAATGCTTTAGAATCTGGGAATTACCTATATATAGGAGAATGCCTAATATGCTGTTATGAAATTAGAAGAATAGTTCCTAAAAATAAATATACCATCATTGACTAAATCAACATAAATATTGTATAATAAAGTCCTACTAGTAGAAAGATAAATAATGAGCGAATCTAAATGCCCATTTACGGGTAATGCTTTAAATAATGAAAAAACATCTAATAAAGACTGGTGGCCTAATCAATTAGACTTATCAGGACTAAGAAAACATTCAGAAAAATCTGACCCAATGTCGGATGATTTTAACTATGCTAATGAATTTAATAGTTTAGATCTTGATGCTGTTAAAAAAGATATTGATCAACTTTTAACTACTTCACAAGAGTGGTGGCCTGCAGATTATGGTAACTATGGTCCATTCTTTATTCGTATGGCATGGCATTCAGCAGGTACATATAGAGTTTCAGATGGTCGTGGTGGTGCTGGAGAAGGTTTACATAGATTTGCTCCGCAAAACTCTTGGCCAGATAATGGTAATTTAGATAAGGCCCGTCGTTTACTTTGGCCTATTAAACAAAAGTATGGAAAGAAAATTTCATGGGCAGACCTTATGATTCTTGCAGGAAATGTTGCTCTTGAAAATATGGGATTTAAAACATTTGGTTTTGCTGGTGGTCGTGAAGATGTTTGGGAATCAGATGATACATACTGGGGATCAGAAAAAGAATGGCTTGCAGACAATCGTTATAGTGGAAATCGTGAATTAGAAAATCCACTTGCTGCGGTTCAAATGGGATTAATTTATGTTAACCCAGAAGGCCCTAATGGAAATCCAGATCCAGTTCTTTCCGCAAAAGATATTCGTGAAACCTTTGCTCGTATGGCAATGAATGATGAAGAAACAGTTGCACTTATTGCAGGTGGACATGCATTTGGTAAAGCACATGGCGCTGGTGATCCATCACATGTTGGTCCAAATCCAGAAGCTGCTCCAATTGAAGATATGGGTCTTGGATGGAAAAACTCATTTGGAAAAGGTAATGCAGAAGATACAATTACTAGTGGTATTGAAGGTGCATGGACTGCAACTCCTACTAAATGGGATAATTCATATCTTAAGTTATTATTTAAATATGAATGGAAGCAAACAAAGAGTCCCGCAGGAGCTACACAATGGATACCTACAGATGAATCTGCCACTAGTTTAGTTCCAGATGCTCATATTGAAGGTAAATTCCATGCTCCAGTAATGACAACAGCAGATCTTGCTTTACGATTTGATCCAGAATATGAAAAGATTTCAAAAAGATTTCTTGAAGATTTTGATTACTTCTCAGATGCTTTTGCTCGTGCTTGGTTTAAGCTAACTCATAGAGATATGGGTCCAATTGCAAGATATCTTGGTAAAGATGTTCCATCAGAGGAATTAATTTGGCAAGATCCAGTTCAATCATCTAACACAGATATTGAAATAGATTCTATTAAGAATAAGATTAAGTCTTGTAATATACCTATGTCACATTTTGTAGAGACCGCTTGGGCCTCTGCATCTACTTTCCGTAAAACAGATAAACGTGGTGGGGCAAATGGTGCTCGTATTAGATTGCAACCTCAAAATACATGGGAAATTAATAACAAACCATCAATATTAAATGTTATTGATTTTCTAGAATCTATTAAAGATCATTTTGATATATCACTTGCTGATTTAATTGTTTTAGCAGGATGTGCAGCAATTGAAAAAATTACTGGAGATCAGATAAAGGTTCCATTTACTGCTGGTCGTGGGGATGCCACACAAGAACAAACAGATATTGAATCATTTGCTGTTCTTGAGCCAAAGTTTGATGGATTCCGTAATTACGTTCAGGAGGGTATATCAGCACCAGAAGAAGTATTGTTAGTAGAAAAGTCTAATTTATTAGGTCTGACTCCAGTAGAGATGGTTTTGCTATTATCTGGAATGCGGATGCTAAGTAATGAGAAGTTAGATAATAGTTATTTAATTGATCTACTTTCATATATTAATGCTGATCAAGCAAATGGTATTCCTAGAATAGATCTAATTATTGCATCTAACTCAGAACTTCGTGCAATTGCTGAAGTGTATGCTTCAGATGATGCAAAAGATAAATATATTAAAGACTTTGTCTCAGCGTGGGACAAAGTTATGATGCTAGACCGATTTGACGTAAAATAAGGAGATATGTGTTTTATTTATTACATTCAGCAGCTATCGTATTATTAATGCTAGGTTCATATGGACTAGGCGTTAAACAGGCTACTCAAAAGGTAAAATCTAAAAGTAATTAACCTGTCATATGATACCAGACCTCAGAAATGAAACTTTAGATCTTATAGATAGTTTTATATTAGATCATATAGATGATTTTACTAATGAGGAATTATATTGGATTATAGATGAACTAGAAGGCTTAAGCAAAAGTTTCTATAAAAAGTTTAAGCCTTTAATAGATGAAGATTTAGAGGCACTGGCAGATGAAATTGAAGAGGAAGAATGATTAGATACTTTAAACTTAGAAAAGCCATGAAAGAAGTAATTAAAAATAATCATGAATTTTTAATGGCGTTGGCGGAAGCTGAAAGAAATGAACAGGCATCTAATTTAACATGGGATGAAGATGGTAAATGGAAAGGCTGGACCTATAATAGAAATAAAAATAGATACTATTTTGATGATATAGGTAATGAATCTATTATGGGCTTATGGGAAAATCAATGGCTTAAAGAGGATGATGAATAAATTAACCTGTCATGGGTGCCAGAAGTCTAGTAAATTATATCTTCATGTAATGGATGATAATTTTATATATGCTTTATGTAGAAAATGTGTAATAGTACAATTAGAAATAGAACATTATATGAGAAAGGACGGGACTCTATGAAAAAGCTATTGCTACTAATAATGGCGGTAGTAGGATTTACTGCAGGTATAATTGGATATGCTATGGTTAAATTCTCTAAAAATATGGAAAATTGGGAAATGGCTTGGGATGATGAAGAGGACAAAGAAGTAGTATAATAGGAATATGATCCCTCCATGTTTTTATTGTGATAAAGATGCCAAATATACAGGTCCTGTACAAAAAGTACAAGATTCCTACGCCGTTGTAGATGTTTGCGAGGATCATTTTGTATATAATGAGGCGTCATGAAAGTAGAAAAATTAGATGAAAATGTGTACTACTACACAGAAACAGTTACAGAAGAAGAACTTAAACTAATATTAAATTTAGTTAAAGAGGAATCTGGATGGAAGCGTGTATATGATGAGGGTAAGGTATATAACCCAAACAGAGATCCAGATGCATTTGAAAGCCAAAGCATATTAATTGCAGCAAGAAAAAAGTTTATTGATTTAAGTAAAAATGAATTAACCCCTGAAAGCAAAATATTTGACAGGGTATTAAAAGAAGCAACTGAACATTATAGGATAGATAAAAATTTGTCTGGTGATGGTAATATACCACCTTTTACCCATGTAGATAGGCACTCATTAGGGTCAATATATAGATCCCATATTGATACGGCACCACTAGATGTCAAAGGATATACGGTTTTGCTTTATATAAATGATGACTATGAGGGCGGAGAGCTATCATTTACTATATTTAAAGGCGGTGAGGTGGTTCATAATGGATTATGGTTTGATGGGCCCAAAGGAACTTATAGGCCATATGATGAAAAAAATAAAGATTTAATTAGTTTTTGGATTAAGCCTAAACCAATGAGTGTAGTGATATTTCCACCATTACATCCATATCCACACACCTCACATGAAATTACATCTGGTGATAAATATATGGTTAAATCATTCTGGCAATTAGAAAATAAACAACCAAAAGCTTGGTCTAGTACCCCATATAATAACTTGAGCAAGGAAGATATTGCTAGAATAAATCCAGAGGCATTTCCAGTAGACTCACAACAATCTCAAAAGTTACAAGGTGAATTACCTGCAGTCCCAGATGAATGGAAGGTAAAAAAATACTAAAATGAATATAGAAAAAATTGATAAAGATTTATATTATTACACAGACATATTAACACAAGAAGAGCAAGAAATTGTTATGAAAACAATTAAAGAAGATTCTAATTGGAATAGGGTCTATGACTTCGGAGACACCTATAACCCAGATAGAGACCCAGATGCAGAATCTAGTCAGTCCTGTATGATTGCATATAGAAAGAATTTTAATGGACCAGAATATTCTCAATTTATTAGCATAATTGATAAAGGATTTCAATTAACTACCAAGCATTATAGAGAAGATAAAGGAATTCAGGGTGGACGTAACTTCCCACCATTTAAAGATTTTGCTCATGTTGATAAACATTTACAGGGTACTACATACGCAACTCATATTGATACTGCCCCAGTAGACTTCGAAAGTTATACAGTACTATTTTACATAAACGATGACTATGTTGGCGGAGAGCTATCCTTTAGTAGTCCAGAATCTAATGGAGAAATAACCGTTAACAATGGAATACTTAACTATGGATCTTTACAAGCGCCAAAAGGAACTTACCCACCAGATCACGAAAAAAATGCTGGAGTTATAAGTCATTGGATGAAAACAAAACCATGCAGCATAATTATATTCCCCCCATTAAAACCTTATCCACACACTGCTCATGAAATTAAAGAGGGTACCAAATACATGATCAAAGGTTTCTGGCAAGTAACAGATGAGAATTCAACCAAATGGTCTTCAAACCCATATGAGGGTCTTTCAGATGAAGAAATTAAATCCCATAATCCTGAAGGTTTTATTTATAATGGAGAACAACATTCATTGATGCTTAAAGGAATAGATATTATTCCTGATGAGTATAAGAATTTAAAGATATAGATATAATATGTATACATATAGATCCCAATTAGTGAAGTCGTCGGCGGTAGAGAGGAAATTTTATGAGATGTGAATGTGATGGATCTTATATATTTCCTAGATGTAATAAAAACCAAGAATATTGTATTAAATTAGATAAAAATGAACCACCAGATTGGTGCGATGATTGTAATGCTCATCCAGGAGAAAGATGTCTGGATTGTGGATATACTCATAATTGTTAGTCGACTAGGATTAATATGAAGAAATATATGATTGCTGATTTAATTAAAGCTACTGATGTAGACTATATAGAACTCTGGAGAAAAAATGGTTATCCAGAACAATTCAATTTTAAAATTAAGCCATCTAAGTCTTCATGGGGTAGAAATATGGCGGAGGATCCAGCTGAGGTAGATGCATACCCTATATACGAATCAATAGGATCAGATGGAACAGATACTCCATATTATTATGTAGATGTAAATTGGCCTAAAGGATCAACAAATGCTAAATATATCAAAACATATGAAATGGATATAGATACCATAGAGTCTTGGTCAAATGATACTTCAGGCACTTATTTTAATGCCAACATACGTGGCAAAATATAGCCTCATATCCTAGGTTACCCCCACTCTTAAACCCCCCTCAAATCGCCTTATATGCCTTTTTAGAGCCATATCTATCATATATCTATGGATATAAATACTATTAATTTATGTCTAAATACTATCAATATCTACTCAGATATATATACATGTAATGGGACGAGCCCTCCACTTTACTCCACATAATCCCACATGGCCCCATATATACTATATATTCCAGGATTTGTCAATAGCTCTCGTAAATGCATATTTTTGCCCACATGTCAAGAGATTTTTATGACAAATTTGGCATAAATGTATGCTTAAATATGTAGACATTTTATATATATTTTGCTATATTTTATATACTTTTTGTTATATTCTATATATGTTTATTCATATTATTAAACATTCTTATATAAATTTCAGGGATTTTTTATAAGCTATCGTAAAGGAGATATTATGCCCACATGCCCATAGCAAAATAGGACATATATATCCAAGATGTACATATAGTACAAATCGGACATTATGTCCTAATATGATTATACTGTTATTTATATGTTATTGTTACTGGACCACATAGTTCATTGTATCTATCTATCTCTGCAGTCTTCCGTGCCTTTTCCGCCTTCTTCCATTTTCTAAAAGAAGCTAGGGCGTGATTCTTATCCCGCCCATTGCCCTTCCATTTACGGGGTTTGCGTTGGCTAGAGCCCATACTTTTGGTCATGCTATGGGTTCGTGCATTTCTATTACTTCGGCAAGATGTGAGGCTAACATGAGAGCCTCTGAGGTAATACCCTCTGCCCAATATGGCTCAAAATTACCTGCTTGTTGCCTAATGATTTCTTTCATTAACTCCATTAGCCTGTCTTGGGTATATAGAGGAAATCTATTTACAATAACACTAGCACAAATCATTGGATTAAACCAATGGTTGTCTAATACCGCTTGTAGTTGTTCTGCTATTTTATCTTCATCTGTTTTTTTAGCCATGTCCGCCTTTCACAAAGATTATACCAAAAAGGTTGAAGAGGGTCAATATGGGGGTGTTGACCCTCCCCAATGTTAGATAGTTTACTTAGACTTGGTAGGAAGCTCTTTAGTAAACTGTACGCCATTCTTTACAGCCTCTGATAGAGCCTGCTTAGCGGCACCTGAGAAGCGACCACGCTTTCCTACAGTAATGCCTTTGCTTACAAGATATTCACGCTTTGTTGTCATTTGTGTTACCTTTCTAAAAACTGAGCTCCGCCTTGAAGACTCAGGTCCTGCGTTCTATATTAAGTTGTCTTACTCTGACTCTTCGTCAGAATTCTCTTCATCTAGCCAGTTATCATTTTCGAGGGCTACCAGGAAGTCGTTATCTCTCATCCAATCACGGATAGTCTCATCAATGATCTCAGATCCTAAATCTATTTGTATACCCAGACTTTCTGCGTCATCCCAGAATTTATCAAAAATTTGTCTGAATGAGACACCTTCAGCAATTACCTCATCTAAATAATCTTCAGCCGTTTGATGTTGTTTAAAAATGTCATATAGGACATCAAATACCCAAACCCATACTAATGAAGGAAATACTGATAAATTAGATATCTGTGCCTGTATTTCTAATAAGTCATTAAATGTGTCATCCCTACGAGTTTTCTCCTGCATATCTAGTTCAGCCATTTTTTGCGGTCCTTTCATTTAGGGCGAATGCTAAATTATACGTCATAATATACAAATCTGTCAATGCGTCTAGTCGACCTGAAAGATATTGATATTGAGGATTATCATGTAATTCAGATGTGTCTAATAGTTTAGTTTCACATTCATACATCCAATTCTTTAATTCACCATGCATTATATTAGTTCCTGTTTCTCCCATATCTACCAGCTTTTGAAGATGTGGACTTAATTCATCAGACATTATCATTTGCTACCTCCAATAGATGTTGAACGGTTTCAATAGAAGCCATAGTCTGTAGATAACCACCGTCATCCTCAGAGTAATATGTTTCCAGATCTTGTTCAAGACTAATTAAATGAAGTTTCATATATTCAATAATACTAGTAAGATTCACCTTGGACATACCCTTCTGCTAATAGACCTTCGAAGAAGTCCCATATTGTTAGTAAACCTTGTTTTACTTTTGGGTCTGTGGCGGAATCAATAGCAGCAGTCAAAGCAATACCAAACTCCTGTATATCCCTATATGTATAACCTAGCATAAGAAATACTCATCCCCTTCTTTATATCCATAATATTCATTATAAGATTGTCTTACATTATCAGGAGCAAACTCCATAAATTTAAATTCAGCATATTCTTCGCCTTCATCTAAATTATTATTTGACCAGTCCTCAAATAATTGTTGCTCTATATCAGCCTGGATTGCGTCTAATAACATTTGATTCATGTTATCTGTAAACATTTCCGCCATATATATCCTTTCGTTAGTATGACCTAATTATATAACAGACCACTGACATTTGTATATAGGATATTGGTGTGTTTCACACCACATTGTCCAAAGCTTGAGATTTCCAGGAAATATATTTGACTTCCGTAAAGCAAATATGCTACCCTCTCCAATTTGTGGGAAAAGGAAATCCCCCTTGGGACAAAGGGGGATTAAGATGAATGGCTGCTAGGACCTCAACGAAAGGAAAAACCTGCTTTACTTAGCATCTAGAATAGATGCACCATTCGTTTAAATAGGCACAGGGCCTATCCAAATTATATCATATTAGACTAGCAGTCTTTCCAACGCATACTTCTCACAGAATGCTGTCAAGTCCATGGTAAAGATTGCTTCGTTTTTCATTCCTAGTACTTTGTTTTCTAGGTTCCTGTGATCGTCTTCTTCATGCAATGAGAACGTTTGGTCCTTCCAATTAATAACGGCGATCTTGTGCTCATTATCTCCAATTGAATTTACCTGCAGACCCCAGCCTGTCTCCATGTTCCATTGATCTCCGATTAAATAACTAATAGCAATGCGTGTTGCATATGATTCGTCATTCCATCTAGGACGTGCTGCTATTACAGCATCCGCCAATTTGCCTAGCATGTTATATCCAGCCCAGTGTCCGTATAAACAGATTGTGTCACCTGCTCCGTCTACGAATACAAAGTTTGCTCTGTCTCCCATTTTAAACCGCCTTTTCTAGTTGAGGTACTTCTTCCGTTTTATTTAATTCTATCATTTCAAAGGCCCATTTGTCTAGGGTCTCTGAATTTTTATTTCTGTGATGTCCACAGAATGCCAGCTCACCACTTGTGCCACGAGCCAGCCATTTTGCCTGAGCTGAACATTGATCACATTTGATCCATTCGCTCATATCTTATTGCTCTCTATCATGTCTGATAGTCTATCTATTAACCAAGCATCAATATCGTTGATATCAATCTCTCTTAGTTTTTCGATAAGTTCTTCACGGGCAAACTTATACCCGTCTTTGAATCCATCTCTATAATCAGACATTTATCATCCTATCATATCTATATGCTAATTCATTATCAGCATATTTACTTTCGATTAAAACCTTAAGTTGGTGCTTAGATATTAATCTAGTTACCTTCTCAATATTACCAGTTCCAATCTCGAAAGTCAATGCATCTTTATCATATGAATCAGGATCTAAACCTCCAACCTCAGCGTCCCAAATAGAGAATTGGAACGCTTTGGCTGAATCTGCTTTTAACTTATAATACATTAGTCCCAATCCACATCTGTGTCTTCGATTGACCAATCATTTACTTCAACATCATTTCCGTATGACGTTAAAGAAAGTTCATCACCAAGTTTATAATGAGCGTCAAAGTTATCAATCTCATCAAGTGGCACCTGGACCGTTACTTCAAAGTTAATAGTTCCAGTTACTGTAACTGTCTTTGATAGTTCAAATCCAAATAGTTCTGCTATTTGTTGAAGCGCTTCCTCTTTTGTATAATTAGGATTATACAATTCAACTAGAAGTTCTTCTAGGTCATTAACCTTAGATTTAAGGCTATTATAGTTATCATTAGCACGGCGACCTTGATCTAAGGCCCACTCCAAATCAACTACCTTTTCGGTAATATATTCAGGTGCTTCAGGAGCAGCAAATGTTCCTGCGATCTTCTTATATGTAACAAGAAGATTTGGATTATATTCTACTGTTGTTTCCATTTCATTTCCTTTCGTTGTTGTTGGGAGTATTGTAGCATCTTCTACTGACAATAGGTTGCATTCGACACCACAGTGCCATATATTCCTAAACTCATCTTTACGTGTTACCTCAGCCTTGGTTACATTCAGAGCAGAATTCGCCACAGTCATTATCACAGTAAGATAATGTATTAAAAGATTGGCAAGCATAACAACGGTTCTCATATTCTAAGAGTTCTGTTACCTCACCACGAAGAATCTCATATTCTCCACCCCAACCTGTTTCTTCCTCAAACTCAAGAGTCAATACAGAGTTTGGAACCATGTTAGATAGTTTAGTTAAGATTGTAACGGCAGGTGACCATGCAGTATTATACTTGTATATAACCCAGTTGTCTTCACCCTCTGATTTATATTCAAGTAATTCTGTATCAGGATATTCCTCATCATCTGATACGGCTACATCCCACTTGGTTCCCCAATTAGAATTATTCCATGAATACCAATCTTTAGCAGTTTTAGCACGTTCAACAGATTTAGCAAACCAATCAGGTGAATCTAAATCTATACCTGTTCGGTCAGGTTGCTGTGCATACTCCTCATCTGTAATACCGTCATCTTTATATGAGTGGATATTAAAGAAAGCAAAGACAGGATTACTATAAGTAACCTCTTTAAATTTGGTCGGGAACCCATTAGCATTAATATCACCCATACCATGAGTCTCTATTGCTAATGTGAATGGAGCATTTAGTCTATCCTTGATATAATCAATTTCTGACTTAGGTCCTTGGATAGTTAATGTGTTATATACCCAGTTTGGCATTTGTTTCCTTTCGTTGAATGTCGCAATTGTATCAGAGTCGACTGACATTATCAAGGATTTTGGGGGATTAATTTTGTTTCTCATAAAGCGCCAAATTGGCGCTTACCTCTTGCGGGCATTTGCGACCCATAACGGACTTGAACCGTCGACCTCTACCGTGACAGGGTAGCGCTCTAACCAACTGAGCTAATGGGCCTAGATGTGGGGCCCTTGCGGGCCCCATTTATTTATACTAGTTGCAATTTATTTTGTACAACTTTTAGTAAACGATTTTTTTCTGCGTTAATTGCAGGATCAAAACCGCTTGCAGATGCTAACATGTTTTCGGTGTTAGTACCACGGGCATTGCGATGCCAGTCTAAACGCTCCGTTAAAGCATTAAGCGCACCCCATGCATTACCAGCGATTGTATGATTAAATTCGCCAGTATAAATATCGTTAATTAAATTAACTTTATTTTCCCATTTCTTGATTGCACCCTTAACGTCTTTATCAGGCTTTGGATATGCAGCAAGAATGATTTCGTTAAATTGTTGAGCGGTAATCTCCGTCTCAATCATTAACTTAGCCATTTGATCGAATTTATCCATGTATGCATTAGCAAGACCTAAAGTCTCACGGGCAACTTGAATGCGACCTTCTGCTGATTGTGTATGGCGGATTTTGAAAGTTTGCTTAACGCCATCTCTCTTTTTAATATTACCCAATGCAAGATTGAGAGTATTAGCACACACAACACGAACGGGTGTTATAGATGCTTGAATTGCAATTGATCCATCATGTGATGTATTGATTAGCAAATATGTTTTAACCACATCTGCCACGCCACTAGGATCCAGCACGGTCTCACGCTCTAAAGCAAGAGATCCAAATACAACACGTCCGCCACGGATTGAGCCAGCGGTCTCCCATCGTCCACCACCATCTAGGATATTATCGCCGAATGCGAATAAATCCTCATTTTGCAATGGTACATAACGCTCACCGACAATTCCTAAAACATCGGTTTGTGTTGCATCCGTAGGATTAGTACGAACGACATATTGATAATTCTTATCGGATGTTAAAGTATTTGGAATTTCTAAATCTTCCAATCTAACATTCCATCCATTAAGATTTGCAGCAACTAGCATTTCGCTAGTATTTTTTTCTTCTGTGAACACGGTACCTAAACCATGCCATGCAGGTTCACGAAATGATGCAAAACTTGCAACACCATTTTGTGATTCTAGTTCATGAGCCATTTTTATCCTTTCGTTTTGAGTTGCCTTATTCTAGCATACATGACTGACATCTGGCAATACTGTTAGACATTCCAGGGATTTTTTAAACTTGACATAAACGCAAAAATGCCCCCACAGCTTTTGCGGGCAGGGAAATGGGCCAGGGAGCAAGGACCCTGGCCCAAGATTATTAGATTAGAGAATGAATCTCTTCAGGAAAATATGCAGCAAATATTTTTTTATTTTCTTTTGTATCAACTACATATGCTTTTATTGTTCCTTGAAAACGTTTTAAGTTTTCTTTTACTATATTAGTTATCTTTGCACGATTTAAGTTTTCAGTATAGTATAAAGTTAAATCATGAGATTTATTTGCGTCGTAGATTTCTACACGATACCGCATCTGTTTCCTTTGTTAGTAGGGATAACTATTTTAACATAAGGGGCTAGATTTTGTCTAGCCCCCCATTTAATTACAAGTATCTTGCGATAGCGTTGTAAGTGCTTGTGCTGACTACTTCCTCATCGGTCATTTTGAGAATACGGATAGCGTTCTCCATCTCCTCTTTCATTTCACGATAAGTATGAGTATGTATTTGCTCATAATCACGCTCAGGCTCTTTTGGAAAATCCTTCTCATCGCATATAAGGTCAAAATCTACATTGAGAGTTTTGTTCCAAGAGCGATAGTTGGTGCGTAGGTTTTCTGCTTTTGCTATTTGAGCAACGGCATACTTCCCAAGTTCCTTTGACCATTTTTCATGGGCTTTTTTATACTTTGCTTCGTTTTCATCTTGTTTTTTATAGTCAGCCTCTACTTGTGCTAACTTTGCTTCTAAGGCTTTAATAACCTTAGCAGTAGGTATTTTTACCTGTATTGCTTTTCCTCTTGCCATTGTGTCCCTTTCGTTAGGTTGTTTGTATTATAGTGGATACCACCGACAAGCGGTATCCACCAAGTATTAGTTAGCGTATGCGCTAGTCCAGCGTTCCTTACCATTTACATCTAATAAGATGCGGTAAGTTCCAGATGGGTGATTATCAATAGCCTTGATAATTCCAGTAATACCACTTTGGGTGGTTGTGTAGGTTTGACCTACTTCTAGTATGTCTTTCATTTTTTTCCTTTCGTTTGAGGTTGTATTATAGCACCAGCCACCGACAATTAGTAGTCGGTTTCAGGTAGCCACGATTCTAGGTGATGCGCCTCTATGATTGCTGAGGCAGGTGCTTGATCTCTACCCTTCCACAATACGCCTTGAGGTAATACGATCATTTTATCGTAGTCGTCCTCATAGTAGGCATCGATAGCATCGATACATGGTTGTACCATTGATGCGGGTACGGGCGGGTAATGATTGCTTTGTAAGTGTATTAGGATTGCTTGATCTAAGTCAAAACTCTCCGCTAAGTCCATTGCTGTATTTAGTCCCATTTATTCTAACTCCTCTAGTATAGTTTCGGATAGGTTTTCCATTTCGCTAATACTATCAACAAGGTCTGACATTTCTTTCTCTGTTAATCCTCATCATATATTGCTTTCTTTGTAGCCTCTGCTAATGATATTGCTGTTGCTAACATATTTTCCTTTCGTTGGTGATGGGCTGATTATACACCAGCCCACCGACATTATTAGGCTAGTGTTATAAGAGCCTGCGTAGCAAACTCGTTGGCAATATCTAACTTTGCCTGGATTTCATCCTTTGTCATATCAGCAGGATTACCCATAAACTCATAAATTGCGTCTTTGTTAAATTTTAAAAATACGCCAGCAGGTAATTTTTCTACCCTTGGATAGAATTCCCCTTTTGGGTCAAGCATAGAGTTAAATTTAACTCCATTAACTTCGAATGGGTAAGAGACCCAAGTCGTCGTGTCTAGCATTGTTATCATTTATTTCCTTTCGTTTGATTAGTGGAATTATAGCAGGACTAACTGACATTTTATAACGACACGCTGTAAATTTCAGGGTGTTTTATATCACATTCTTAACGACACGCCCGACCCCGCAGCTTTTGTGGGCGCCGAACATTTGTTCTAATATTATCTAGAAGCTTTTTTGTGTTTTATTTTTCTAGTATATTTTTTTTTATTGCGAATAGGTTGCGCCGCATTTGATCGACGCAACTCTTGAATTCGTTTTACTTTATCTAGAATTAAATTGGGGGATATCATAACCGCTAGCCTCGTAGAATTTATTTACATTAAAATTAGAATTCTCTTTAGCACACAACTCCGCAAAATCTAAAACCATTTTAGAAAAAATAGCGGGGTGAGTTTTATCTGAGTTATATTTTAAAATTGCAGCGATTTCGTTAAAGTGTTTTCTTGTCATCATTTTGCTGATACCAATCCAATCTGATTAAAGTTTTTTGTGTACATTTTGCCACTAGGCATTTCTAAATTATATGTTGCGTATTCTTTAGCAAACCCATGATCTTTACATTTAGCAAAAGCCTCAAACGCTTCTAATGCGTCAGAGAATTGATGTGTAAATTCTAGGTTTCCGTCGTAGTAAGTAAATAGTTTAAACATTAAATCCCCCAAGTTTCTAAAGCGCAATCGCAACTTTTAACGTCAAATTCTTTTTCATCTCCATAGAATACAAATCCTGCGCCACCGCATTCATCCAACTCTAACCCAATTTCTAAATTTAATAATTCTGAAGGGGTGGCTTCAGATAAATCTACCCAGCCAGCACCCTCATCATTTAGGCGAAAAATTTCTATATATCCCATTACTCACCAACTTTCACCGCTATTGTGCGGAATTTATTCTTTAGAGTATGAGCAGAATAAATTTCTACCAAATACGCTTCCGTATTTTCTCCATACCAAATTGGTTGATTAGATTTCTCTGCTGAGATAATTTCTCCAGTAAGAGTTTTTGAATTATAGGTTTTACCAATTAATAAATCCTGAATTGTGTATAAATTAGCCATTTAAGTTTTCCTTTCGTTATGTCGTTATTTTAACATAAGCCACCGACAATTACCACCGACACGCCGTAAATTACAAGAATGTAATTATGTGTTCTTAATCACATGAGTTATCCACGACACGCCCGAAGTTTTCCACAGATTTTCAGGGTTTTCCACAATCTGTTCATAAACCTGTGGATAACCGCCCACAAAAAGCTAGGGGCAGCTATCGCCTTTGTCAAGGCGACACGCCGTTTATTCTTTGTTAGTTTGCTCACACACGCATTTAGTATATGCGCCAGCGTTAAGCCTACCGCATTTAGGGCATGTATAGAAACCGCTAGGGTTAGCCATTACCTACCCCACTTATATCCTACTAGATCGCAAGCGTATCCGTCTGCGGTATTGTGGCAGTTAGCATAGATAGGCTCTGAGAAGGCGGAGAAGGTGAGTAGCCCTATTACTAGGGCTAAGCATAGTTTAATCATTACTTACGACCTCTCCACAATTTAACACCAACTACAACAACTAGAGCGGTGGCAATACTTAGCCAATTAAACTCTGTATAAAACCACTCTGTAGAAATTGTTAATCCGAAATCGCTTACCTCTAAATCAAAGTAAATCATTATTCAGCACTCTCCCAATCTAGTGTTAATTCATTTTCGATTATCTCATCAAGGCTAATTATGTCCTCATCAAATAGCGTTTCGCTATTGTGTTTATCTAACGCCTCTAATTCGTCTAAGTGGCGATAAGCGTCTGATATGTCTGCTTGAATAGTGTCCCATTTAGTCATCATTAGTTATCCTCACTTTCGTCAATTCCGAACATCTCAGCAAACACTTTGTTTGCTTGTTGTAGTGCCTCTAGGGCTTCGTTTATCTTATCCATTTTCTTACCTTCTTTCGTTGTTGTTATGGTGAAACCTTAGCATACCCTACCGACAAGGCGCAAGGGTATGCGGTGTGATGTTGCTCACCAACAAGATGAGCAAGAGCAATGGGACTTATGTCCCTTAGTAAAGGGAACATGAGCAGGGCCTTGACCCTGATAGTCCTCACATGTTAAGCATGTATTGTTATTCATAGTTATATCCTTTCGTTGATATTGTTTGAGCGGTTATTTGCTAGGCTCACCTTTCGGATTATTTGCTAGGCTCACGCTCTAATTCTTATTTAATTGTTATAGTATAACTCTACACGCAAGGACTGACATTTTTCAAGTCGCAAATCGGACATGTCGGACATTTTGAAAAAAACTTTTAAAAATATAGGTGATATACCTCACATATGGTCGCTCTATCTGGACAAATCGGACATTTCAAACATGTGTATCATACAAATAAAATCTCTATTAACATTTTATGAAATCTGATATTATAGTCGACTAGAATATATATAAGATATAATAAAGATATGTCTGAAATACCAAAAATAATGTGGCAGACCCATGAGTGGGAATATGAAAACCTACCAGATATATATCTAAAAAATACTCAATCCTGGAAAGAGCATAATCCAGATTGGGAGTATAGATATCATAATTCGGGGGAACGGAGATCTTTTTTAATTAAAAATAAATTCTTACGTTCTCAGAAATCAATAGATCTATATGACAAAATGGACAAACAGCTTCAGTCTGAAATATGGAGAGCTGGTGTTATATGGTTCTATGGTGGTGCTTATATTGATATGGATTCCGTCCCAAGAGAAATGAATCTTTTAAACAAATCTATAGAAAATGCAGAAAGTTTAAATAAGCCATATAGCATTATTTGTACAAATGATTCGATGCATCTTAAAATCGGCTGCAATAACGCTCACTTCATAGGTAAGAAAAACTCAGAGTTTCTTAGGGCGCTTTTGGATAAATACGAATTACCGCTTCATAAAGAATGGCCAGCGCACAATGAAGATATACATATACAAAGAATAGAGTTTATTGTAAATTCAAAAAATTTTGCGAGGATGGCACTTTATAGAGATGATATAGCTTTTGTTTTTGGCGATGTCTTTCATGGAGATGATTACAAACCAGAAAATTGGCGTGAATTAACTGACGCTTTTTATAAAATATAGTATACTGAGCAAAATGGTCCATAGCTCAGTTGGCAGAGCGCAGAGCTGTTAACTCTGATGTCCCAGGTTCGAGCCCTGGTGGACCAGCATATGGCTTCATCGTCTATCGGTTAGGACATCGCCCTTTCACGGCGGAAAGACGGGTTCGATTCCCGTTGGAGCTACTTTTGCTATAATGATGATATGAATCCCTATAAAATTAATGATGTATTTACGCAAAATCAAATAGATGTTTTAAATAAAATAATTAATAATACTAAAAAAAGTGTAGATAAAGTTCTTGGAAGAGCTATGATTGGCGATATTAAAAATAGTTTTACTGAAGATATTATGGACAGGCTATATCAGATATCTAAAGAGGCCACTGGTCTTTCATTGTCTATAGATCATGCTTTATATGTAGAATACAGCAAAAGGTACGGAATACCTAATCTTCCTCCACATTTTGATAGGGATAAAAATTGTTTAATTATTAATTTTCAACTATCTGCTAATACCTCTTGGGATCTAGGTTTAAATGAAGATACTTACAAAATAGAAGATAATTCAGCAGTTTTATTTAATGGTAATACTGAAATACACTGGAGACCACATAAAGTATTTAAAGATGGTGAATATGTAAAAATGATATTTATAAGATTCTTTAATCCTAAAAATATTGTAGATAACTCTCATTTAGAAAGTATTCAAGATAGCGATTTTTTCAAAAGTATTAATAAACTTAGGGACAGTGGTTTGACAGACATTGAGAAAAATGTTATTCTTCAAGCCTTGGACAGTTTTCGGAGATAATATCAAGGGGTTAAACTCCAAGTGCGACAATGACGGAAATGTTATTAGTCTGGTAATCTAATCCATAGATTATTCAACCGATGAATTGCAGGCTTACAACCTTAAAAGACAATTTCGGGGTCCTTTTCCAAAAAAGGGGTGTAGGGGTTGTATGCTCCAAATCTGGAAATACCAGTAAGTGATATAATTATATATATATGAAAAAAGTAAATATAATAGGTGATTGTCATGCAGCTCGTATATTAGAACATTGGAATCCAAAAATATGTCCAGTAGATTTAAAAGTTTGGGGTAAGGCTGGATTTAGAGCTTACGATTTAAATATAAAAGAATTACATGAATATAATGAGCCATCTTCAGGCATAGAATCATTTAATGACAATATACTACAAACTTTTAAAAAACACGAAGACACTGTATTAAATTTTCAAAATATTAAAAATGGCGAATTAATAATGCCTTGGGCGGGATACGTAGACATAAGACAATTTTTACCTAAATACAAAAATACAGATCTTATAGTCAAAAAATATGTAGAAGAATTTATCAATTTTTATGACAAGTCGGTAATTAGGTTTATAGAACCACTACCTCAGTTTACTGAAATGCTTTTAAAATATGAGGGTATCCATCCATCATACTCATATGAAGAAAGGCTAGAACAGAATAGAATTTTTATAGATTCCCTAAGAAAGTATTCAGAGGAGTATGGTCTTCAAAAACCTATATCTCAAGAAGAAATATATAAGGCGGTGGGGGTTCAAGAATTTACCACAGATCTAACTCCACAGAATGGTTCTCATCCAGTAGATGCTTTAACTCCAAATTACATGAATAAAATATATAAATTATTTATTGAAGAATCTGTGAATACTTTAGATAATCCATATATATTCTAGTTGACTAAGATATATATCAGATATATAATACATATATGAACTCTATTTATCAGAAATTAGTGGCAAGCTGTTTAATCATTATGATGGCGTATATAGCATTTGCCTTCATTGCAGGTTAAATTTAAAATAGCCTTTAAAAGCCTTCTAAGGCCTATATCCCAATTTATTGGGTATATTGGTAGGGGTAAGTATGGGTCTTCTACTTCCGCCGCACTGAAATTTTTGCAATTGCACTTATTGAGAGGATTTAGTACTCTATAACCATGGAACAATATATTAGAGGAGATGAACCCCTCTGGGAGTATTTAAATGAAGAGCCATACACTATCAGACAAAGGATGGCTGAATATTTTTTAGCTGATGAACCGTTGGTGGTAGATATAGGTACCTATAAAGTTCCACTTAAGACTAATCAACAATTAATATCTATAGACCCACTTAAGACTTTTGAGGGTGGATACAATAAGGATGTTAAAACATTTTTAAAAGAAGTAAATCCAATTAATTTTTCATTATCTTGTCTAGGACTAGCTATCGAAGGCGGTCAAGATCAATGGGATGCATTTATAGAATTATTTAAAAGATCTAAGATAGCAGTAGTAGAGTATTCTAGAGATGTACATGATCATTCGTATTTTGATCAAATAGAGACCTTATGTAATTATAAGAAGGTTTATTTTAAAGCATTTCTAGATATGCCACATGTTGAGGTTGAAGGTATTAAACCATACCCTAGAAGGAAATTTTTAGTTTTTAAATAACCTATTCCAGAAAAATATTTTTTTTAGAAATTTTTCAAATTTATTTTGCATTTTAAGCTCAAAGCTTTCATTTTTATAATGCTCTGACTGGAAGTATGGGCTAAACATTTGATCACTAAAATATCTTCTTGGAGTCATAATATAATTATACCACTTAAACTATAGAAGTAATAATTCCGCTAGATACTGTTACTGTTTTCCCATCACTAGATGTAAAAGATCCAGTGGCACCATGAAAATTAACCCAAGTAGTTCCATTCCACTTTAGCATATCTCCAGATGTTTTACCATTTAATACTACGTTATGAAGTTCTTCTACTTCAAAACCATTTTGTACTTTTACAAATATTTCTCCATTATTTTGTTGAGCTCTAGTTACAATTCCTATAAATACTAAATGTGCAGGTGCTACTGGTTTATTTGCTAAACCATATATTAAATTACCGTCTACGCCCAACCAAACTGGATCTCCAGGATTGGCTCCGTTTGTATTTAATCCAGCTAGCAAACCTTCTGTAACTACATATCCTATTCCATTTTTGTTTAAACTTTCTTCAAGAAGACCCATTGTTTTAGAAGAAGTCATTTCTATAGTATTACTAGCTCTATTTACCAGCATGTTAGTTCCAGATAGACCAGTAGAGCCAGTTACATAAACTGCCTGACCTTTATTTATAGTTCCGTTATAATCGCTTTTAACTAAATGTTTTACAGTGCTTACATATGAAGGAAATACAATTGTAGATGGATCAAACGGTGGAGTAGTAATTCTTATTCTTGGTTGAGTCATCCTATATCCAATTTAAATAAGGCTATAGATACCCCAGCATCGCCTACTGCAAATATTTTATCATTAGGTGCAAGTTCTATAGTAAAAGATTGCCCAGGATAAAGTTTATGTCCATAATCTGAAGAAGATACAGATTGATTACCCAAATAAGCATATCCAGAAGCCACTATATTTTGAATTGATAAAACAGAAGGCCTATCCAGAGGTCCAGTATAGGTTAGGTCTATTGGGTTGCTATCAAGAGAAATTATAGATTGTCTTATCATATACTATATTCTATCAGAAAACCCAATCAGAGGCGGATCCGATTGGGTTTTAGGCATCTTATGATGCTGTGTAAGGAGCTAGGCTCGACCTACATAATAATTGTATAATTAATAAATTTTAAAGTCAAGAACTAATTCTTAGTTTATCTTGAGCTTCTATTTTTTCTTTAATCACGTCAGCAAATTTAGGATTTACTTTTAAAGGAGATGCCCATTCATTTATTTGCTGTAAAGTTGGATCTTCATATTTTCCAATTTGCTCATACCATTCTGAACTTTTATAGTTATAAAATGTTCCTGGATTATCTGAAGCATTTAAAGCAAAATTTGAAAATACAAATCGAGTTCCACTAGAAGTTGGCTTAGTTCCATGATCGTATGGTTTACATGCTCCATGTATCACTATATCCCCAGGTTCAGGGCTAACTACCAAGCATGGCTCTTCTAATCTTTCTTTGCTTAGATCAGTACCATTTTTTATAGTTCCATCTGGATTAATATTTGGATAATAAATTTCTCCGCCAGTAAAATTACCAAAATAGGCACAAATTCCATATTGTAATGAACAACAGGCAGACCATACATCAATTTCAAAGATTTCGTCTTCTTTACCCATTCCAGGACTATCGGCATGTACAAACATTCCTTCGTCTCCAGGCTCAGACACCATATATCTTTGACAAGGGTGTATTGCTATTTCTGGATATACAAGATCAGACATAAATTTCCATACTAAATATGTACTTTTCATTGGCGGAACAATTTTATCTTCATACCAGCCATTAGAACTCCACAAATTATGCGGATCACGTTTATAGGTAGAAAGATCTTTATTTACTTCATCAATTATATCTTGAGGAATAATGTTTTTAAATACATATATCCTGTCTGAAAGCTTTGTGCATCTAGGGTCATTATAAAACATAGTAATTATATTATATCACTATATATATACTATTTTAAAAGATTGTTTTTTACAAGTCTTTCATAAGTATTTGAGCAGATATATTCAAAAGACATCATTCCCTGTTCAAGATGAGACTTGGATTCTTCCTCACCTAGCCCAGCATTTGTATACATGAATTTCATGTCCTCAACGAATCCATCAAGCATCATTTTAATAATTTCTTCTCTATTCATTTACTGGCTCCTTTTCAGCAGTTAAAGCAGGTGCAGGTCCTAGCAAAAATCCTTGCTCATGATATTCAATTAATTTAGCAACCTCATCGCCATTGTCTGTTGATGAATATTTTGCTAATAATGTTAATACGTCATAAATTCTATGAAGCATAATATAATTTACCATTGGCAAATTATCTTCTAGGTTTTTAGATTCCGAGTTATTCTCAGACATTGCTGTCCACCTTTTCTTTAATACTATTATACAATTTTTCTCCTATAAAATTTTTATAAGAGCATGATAAACAATATAAATAAATATTGTCATCTAAATCTAAATTAGGTTGAAGAAGGCCTTGGTCCATTGGGCATTCTAGCCTAGGCACAAGACCCTCTTCTGATAAAGCTATATATTGAGATACATACTGTATCTGTCGCAAAATTGCTCCTTAAGCTTTAGGGAATTGACTAATCAACTCCTTGGCCTTTCCTATTGAGTTAGGCCATGATGACCAATCTTTACCGCCCTTGGTCATATAGTACGTTATCTCTGCATTTGTTACTGGATCAAATAATTCCTTATTTGACACTAAATTGAATTTATCTAATCTATCTACACCTAGTTGCCCAAGCATATTAATTTGAAAAATTCCGTAAGATTTATCACCAGTTGATTTGTTGTCATTTAAAGCCATTGGTCTCCCATTTGACTCTACATTAGCAACAGCCCAAGCTGTCTTTAAAGCATTTCCCTCAAAACCCACTGCCCACAATAAATCTTTTAAATCTTCAGGCGCAAGCATTTCTGAGTGCTTATAAGTATCATTACTGAACTTATTTAGTATTTCTCTTTTTAGTTGTTTTTCGGTTTTCTGTACCTTCTCAGGTATAGTTGTTAAAGCTTGAGTTACTGTTGGTCCAGGCTGGACGGAAAACATAAATAATGTTATCATTATTATTGCAGTCCAACTATGAACAACATCGCTCAAACGTTGTTTGATTCTCTCCATTGGCATTTCCTCCTTTAGAGATAACGGACTATAATAATAACATTGTTTTTATGGATGTGTCAACCTAGTTGACCAGAAAGATTATATGAATATTTCATTTTCTACTCCAATTGTTAATTTAAAAAGTAATAATGGATATGGATATGCTGCAAAAAATATAGTAAAATCTTTAAATAAACTAGGACACTTCACACCATTTCAAGATCCAAAGTCAAAAATACAATTAAATTTTTCACAACCATTACACTATAAATTACATAGAAATCAATATCAAATTAGTTATACCCCATGGGAATCTACAGTAATTCCAAAAGAGTGGAAATATTATATGGACGCATGTGATGAAATATGGACAACATCAAATTGGTGTGCTAATGTATTTGAAGATAATGGATTTAAAGTTTCTAATGTTTATCCACATGGTATTGATCCTATGTGGATTCCAAATAAAAGACAAGATGACGGAATAATTAAATTTTTACACGTAGGAGAACCAGCTCCAAGAAAAGCTGGACAAATGGTAGTAGATGCTTTTGTGTCTTTGTTTGGAAATAAAGAGGGTTATTCTTTAACAATAAAAGCAGATCAAATAAATACCACTAGAATTTATAATAACTATATAGATAGAAATATCATTGGTCAGCCCCAAAATATTTACAGTAATATTTCATTAATAACTGATGTGCTAAGTGATGAAGAGTTAGTAAATTTATATCAATCTCATGATGTTTTAATTTATCCAAGTTATGGAGAAGGTTTTGGATTTATTCCATTACAAGCACTTGCAACAGGAATGCCAACAATATGCACAACTGGATGGGCACACTATGAAAATTATTTAGGTCCTTTAAAATTAAAATCTGAATTAATAAATTCTCCGTGGCCTTTTCCACATGAGGGCAAAGTTTTAGAACCAAACTATCAACATCTACTTGAACTTATGAGAGATGTTTCAATTAATTTTAACGCATACTCTGGGTACTATTTTGCACAGTCAACTAAAATACATAAAGATTATAATTGGGATCAGTTGACTAAGAATTCATTTAAAAATATTTTTAAAAAATTTTCTTAAACTCTTCCCCTTGTGAATAACATTTGATACACTTATATCTCATCTAAATTTTAAAAACTGCACAGGCGGAGAAAAGGTCGTATATAAATGCCATTTACAATTGAAAACCCATATGA